GTGGGAACAGGAGCATCTATCTAATGGTAGATATACTCTTGAAATGGTCCGGATCGATGACAAAGTTAAAGAAGTCATCACAAAGATCAAGCTGGAAGAAGCAGCTATTGCCCACAAGCAAAACACAATTGAAGGTGCTGCTCCACAAGTTTCAGTAGCTACTTAATAAAAAGCTACATCGTTGAATAAATCACATTCACACTACAGGCTCTCTTGCACTCTACTAAAATCTAGTATATAAAAAACTTACTATACAATTTAAAAACAATATATAGACGCGTATAGTCGACGGCCTAGAGACTATATATTATAACTAGGAAAAGGAGAAAATTATGGCAAACACTACATTTAATGGTCCAGTACGTTCGGATAATGGATTTGAAACAATATCTAAAAACGCAACTACAGGAGCAGTAACTATTGAAGCGGATTACAATGTAAGACCTAACTTCAGAGCATCTATTGATAACAGCACATTTGCAGGAGCAGGTGGAGCAACTGATACCTTAACAGTACAAGAATCAGGAACTACATTTATTGTAAATGGAACAGGAAACAACGTAGTAAACATGCCTGCGCTTAGCACAGATAACGTAGGAACTGTTTATCATTTTGTTTTAACTACTGCTGTTGGCGGTGGTACTACAACTACTTTTGTTTTACCAGGAGCTGGTGTATCAAACTTTTTTGGTATGATTCAACTTGTGTCTGGAACAGCAGCTAACCCAGTTGCTGACGTAGCAGGTGATACAATTACTATGGTTAACTCAACAGTAGCGGGAGCAAGACTCTCTCTTAAGTGTTTAACTGACGATGGAACAAACTCTACTTGGAAAGCAGATTGTTTAAGTACACCGGTAATGACTATTGCGTAATAATTAATTATGTGTGGGCTTCGGCCCACACAAATTTTAAGGAGAAAAAAATATGTCAATTGTTTTAAAGAATTGGGTACGTGTAAGTGATGCAGTAACAGCTGATCCTGATTACTTTGTTACAGCAGCGCGACCTAACACATCTGCAACTATGGCACAAACATCTTTATCATCTGATCATAATGGTGGTGGAAGAAATGTTACTGTTACGACTACAGGAACTGGAGATAGCGGAAAAACAGCTACTATCACTGGAACTGATGTTGACGGAGCTTCTCAAACTGAAGTAATAACTTTACCTGGATCTGCTACAGCAACAGCAGGCACTAAAATATTTTTAACTGTAACTGCAGTTGAAATGAGCGCACAACCAGCAGCTAACATAACAGTTGGTTTTGGAACTGCAGCTGGATCAAAAATTGGTGGCGGTGGAGTTTTTGGTAGTTTTAGAACTACGTCAGGCGGAAACGCTGGAACATGTAGTTTTAGAACTGGTGGAACTGCGGGAACAGTACTTGCTACTGATAAATCAAGCGGAACTTCTGGAGGAAATAACGGTCCATTTTCTGCTCACGGAACTGGAGCAAAACTAGTAAAAGGGATGTATGTTACTTACACTGTAGGCGATTTTGATCAGATAGTAGTTTTTTACGCTGGATAGGAGATTAAATGGCTAATACGACTTCACAGTCCTACAGTTTTGACCAGGACTTTTCAATCGATGAAATTATTCAAGATGCGTACGAACGTATTGGTTTACAAGGTACAGCTGGTCATCAATTAAAAACTGCTAGAAGATCGTTAAACATTCTTTTTCAAGAATGGGGTAATAGAGGAATACATTTTTGGGAAGTAGGAAATACTAACATTAATTTAATTGCAGGTTCAACAACTAATGTTGATGCTACGGCTGAAGGATCTGGTGTTTATACTTTTTATAGAAATTCAACAGATGTTCCTGGAGGAAACGAACCACCACAAGCAACAACAGTTCCTGTTGCAAACATTTACGGCATTACTGATATTTTAAATGTTACATATAGACAAAATTATAATACAACAAATCAAACAGACATAGGCTTAACAAAAGTTGCACGAGATGCTTATTCTGCAACAGCAAATAAAGCATCTAATGGAACTCCTTCACAATTTTGGGTACAAAGATTTATAGATAAAGTGACAATAACTATTTATCCTTTACCTAATTCAACTGCTGCATCAAATTTTTTAAATGTTTATTATGTAAAAAGAATTGAAGATGTAGGAACTTATACTAACGCAACGGACACACCTTATAGATTTGTACCTTGCATGATTGCAGGGCTAACTTATTATCTATCTATGAAGTATGCACCACAAAGAACACAGGAAATGAAGTTGTTGTACGAGGATGAACTTGCTAGAGCATTATCTGAAGATGGTTCTGCAGCTAGCACATACATTACTCCGAAGACATACTATCCAAATATATAATGGCTAGATTTGCAAAAGGTAGTAGAGCATTAGCGATATCTGATAGATCAGGAGCAGCTTTTCCATACAGAGAAATGGTAAAAGAATGGACTGGTGCATGGGTGCACATATCTGAATTTGAACCTAAACAACCACAATTACAACCACATCCAGTAGGAGCTGATCCACAAGGTTTACAACATGCAAGACCTGCAAGAACAGAATTTCCTGTTCAAGATATTTTACCTAACAATCCATTTACCACAACAGCTGCATCAAAAGTTTTAAGTGTGTCTTATCCTCATAATCAAATTAATGAAGGGACTTCTTATGTAAGATTTCAATCTGTTAAAGAAATAGTAGGAGGCGTTGCAATTGCAACTTTAGAATTAGAAACAACTTTAAATGGTGCAATTAATGATACAGTTAACACTTTAACTTTAACTAATTCTGCAGCATTTCCAAACGCTGGTTTTATTGTAATTGAAAAAGTAGATCAAGTTGCAACTAGTGCAACTTTTGGACAATACATAAATGAAACAATTCAATATACAGCAAATAATACAGGCACTGGAGTTTTATCTGGATTAACAAGAGGAACAGCTGCTCCATTTAGAGGAGTAACTCTACCTAATACTACAGCAACAACTCATGCAAACGGAGCAAAAGTTTTTGGATCATATTTAGCAACAGCAATTGCAAGCACTGTAACAGTTGGTCCAACTTTACCTAATGGCACTCAAGCTACAGAAACACAATATAATTCTATAACAGTGCCTTTAGTATCTAATGCTGGAAGCACAGCAACAGGAGGCGGTTTTCAGTGTACAATTGGACCCGTAAATGATAGAGGTTAATTATGTCAGGAATTAGTTATAATACATTAGTTACACAAATTAGAAACTACACAGAAGTAGACGCTAACGTTTTTACAACAGATGTTTTAGAAAGTTTTATTTTAAACGCTCAACAAAGAATCATGATGGATTTACCCATGGATTCCGACAGATTCGTGGACCAAGGTACATTTGCAACAGATGTAAATAATGTTAGAGTTCCGGCAGGAGCTTTATTTATTAGAGGTATAGAAGTATTTAACGCTACAAATTCTACAGAAAAAGGTACATGGTTGGAAAGACGTGATCAAACTTTTTTAAGTGAATATATTGGACGATTAACAGGACCAAAAGGATCAACTACATCAGGAGCAGATGTTACTGGAAAACCTAAATATTACTCTATGTTTGGAGGAGCAACAGGATTATCTGATACTACATCAGGAGGTATTTATGTAGCCCCTACTCCAGACGCTAATTACATATATAGAATATACTTTAATAAAATGCCAGATACTCTAGAGTCTAGTAATCAAACTAATTATATTAGTTTGAATTTTCCTCAAGGTCTATTATATGCTTGTTTAGTAGAGGCCTATGGATTCTTAAAAGGTCCAACTGATATGTTGACATTATACGAACAGAAGTATAAAACTGAACTACAAAAGTTTGCAGCAATGCAAGTTGGAAGAAGAAGACGAGACGATTACACGGATGGAACAATAAGAATACCAATCGAGTCACCGCCTCAGTAATTAGGAGTAAAATATTATGGCAATAACATCGGCAATTTGTAACAGTTTTAAAGCAGAAGTTTTACAGGCTTTACATAATTTCACAGCATCGTCTGGAAACACTTTTAAATTAGCTTTATACACAAGTTCAGCAACTTTAAATAAATCAACAACAGCTTACAGTACATCAAACGAAATTTCTAACACATCAGGATCTGCTTACACAGCGGGTGGAAAAGCACTTACAAGTGTTACTCCTGCTTTATCAACTGATACTGCATGTTGTGATTTTGCAGATATAAGTTTTACATCAGCTTCTTTCACAGCTAATGGTTGTTTAATATACAATGATACAAATTCTGATAGAGCAGTTTGTGCGATCGCATTTGGTTCAGACAAAACTGTAACAAGTGGAACTTTTACAATTCAATTTCCAGCAGCAGACGCAGATAACGCAATAATCCGTATAGCATAGGGAGGTCGACCATGTCGGTGACTTCAGGATGGGGCCGGTTAACCTGGGATCAGGCTAATTGGGGCGATGCCGTAACTTTAAAAACAGGTTGGGGTGCAAAATCTTGGGACAGTGGTGAATGGGGAAATCTTGCTGATGAAACTATTACCTTAACTGGTTTATCAGCATCAACATCTATTGGAGAAGTAGAAGCATTTCCTGAATCAGGTTGGGGATCAGATACTTGGGGTTTTGAAAACTGGGGTGAAAGTAGT